GCATATGCTACAGATTCTCCTAAGCGATTAAATCAGATTACAAAGATAGGAAAGGCTGCTGAGTTCGATGATAACTCACGAATTACTCCGGTAGATAAAATTGAGAAGGATGGTTATCTGTCTTGGTTATCGATGGTAGATTATTATAAAAAGCAGGGCTCAGACAATCCCTATTTTCCCGTAATACATGACTTAAAAATTATGAAGGGTCCAGATAATAAACTTCATTATCGAGTCAACATGGAGAAATTGATACCATTTCGATCACCGAAGGTATTAGGTAATGAAGATCTAATGTCATCCTTATGCGATAATATGTTTGGAAAAGATATAAAGAATAAGGAAGATTACGAAGATAGTTCTGAATTAGCCGAAATATATAGTGATCTTATTAGGTATGAATTAAGAAGAGGTCTAAAAAATGCAGGCGCTGTTAAAGATGAAGATCTTAGAGAGGCATTACTTGTAATTAAAGACGTAATGAACGATAATCCAAGGTTCACTGAAGATTTACATAGTGGTAACATTATGTGGCGTATCACGGGGCATATTCCACAGTTAGTATTGGTAGACCCGATAGCATAAGGATATCATGAGATCATATGTACAAGGCCAATATAAACCTATAAATCCCGGAAAGTATGTAGGTACCTATCCTATAATATTTCGATCGTCATGGGAACATAAAGTAATGGTTATGTTCGATACAAACCCAAATATATCAAGTTGGGCAAGTGAATCCTTAAAAATCCCCTATCAAAACCCATTTACTGGTAAGTATACAGTGTATGTACCTGATTTTGTAGTAACTTATGTGGATGCTAAAGGTAATCAGAAAGCAGAGATTATCGAAGTAAAGCCAGCCAAGGAAACTTTCTTAGAACAAGCAAAGTCCCAACAGGCTAAGGCAGCGGTTGCATTGAATACATTCAAATGGGCAGCAGCGCAAGTGTTTGCGAAGCATCATGGCATGACGTTCAGGGTTATGAACGAAGGTAATATTTTTAATAACCCGAAAGGTAAAGCCTGATGACCAAGAAGATGGAAGATTTTTTTAACTTACCGCCCACTGAAGAGCCAGCGGTAGAGGAAGAATTACCTCAAAAATCTAGAGAGCAATTAATGGTTGATGCCAAAGAGATCTATTCATCTCTTACCACTGCAGAAAAGATAAACTATGCTTTACCAACAGTGACTGGATTAGATGCACACGATACTGATATGGATGATATTGCCAGGAAAGCAGTAGATACCTTTAATGATCTAATATCATTGGGTGGCAACGTTCCTGACATGCACGCCGGCAAGATTTACGAAGTAGCAGGTCAAATGCTCAAGACAGCATTAGATGCTAAGAACGCTAAAGCTGACAAGAAACTTAAAATGATTGAACTTCAACTCAAGAAAGTAAGAGCTGAGCAGATTGATTTAGACCAGGGAAACGGCGATCGCAAACAAGCAGGCGGCGTCGAATTCGATAGAAACGTACTTCTAAAATATATTGTGTCCAGTAAATCAGAAAACTCTGATAAATAGTCGTATCACTGGAGTCAATATATGACAGAAAAGAAATCATTTGTATCGTATGTAGCAGAAACAAAGACAGACTATAAGTATGTTTTAAAGTTTGCTGTAAATGAAATGACCGACGGCATGATTGACATGCTAGAATCGTCTTTAAAGAAATACGATCTAAAATCAGCATCCTCATTTAGAAAAACCCCTATTCAAGAAAGTCCGTTAGATTTTCCTAATATAAAAAATACAGCCGTATTTATTTGTGATTTAACATTAGGTTATCCTGGATCACTAGACTTTCTCAGAACTTATATCTGTAATAATATGGGAATCTCTCCTTCACAACTTGCCGTATATTCCGAGAATGATCCGCGCCAGATTGAAACAGACCTATATTTAGACAGAAATTCGCCAGAGTATAAGAAATCATATAAGGCACGTTTGGGTAGTGAACCCGATGATACCGAAGAAGTGCCATATGGCGCAGCATATAATACTGATTTTCTAAAAGCACTTGAAAAAGTTAGTAAAGAAAGAAAAGTAACAACAGTTATAAATCCATTAAGTCAAGCTGAGAAAACCGATCACTCTACATTAGGTAAGGGATATGATAGTTTCAACGATCCTAAGAATTTAAAGAAAGATGATGTAGGACTCTTTGGCCGTGTTAAACGAGCCGACTTAGTGAAAGTAGGAGTTCTATAATGAAAAGCATGAGACAACTAATTAACCTTATGGAAGGTGTGGTCGCAGTACCCGCAGTCGGTAAGTTAGATGAAAAATCAACATCTGAAAAACAAGCAAGATTTATGGCAGCAGCAGCACATGATCCAGCGTTTGCTAAAAAGACAGGAATGGATACAAGTGTAGCTAAAGAATTCAATAAGGCAGATACAGGCACTAAACAACTTAGTAATGCCATGAAGAATAAGACAGAAGAATGCGGCATGAATGAAGATATTCATCCCGATATGATACAAGAACTTGCTGGTAGATTAGCTTCCGGTGAAATTAGTTATGAAGAATTTCAACAAGAAGTAGATTCATTAGAACAAACTGATTATAGTATGCGCCAGGGCGAAATGGGCTTACATAGTGGCGACACTGCCGCTGGCCACAGGAATTGGTCAAGGGATCAAGAGCAGGAATTTGGCGAGCCAGATGACCGTGATGAATATGATGTATCTGACGACGATATGGATGAAGAATCTAATCCGCAGGTAAACAAGAGCAATGTTCCTGCAGTTCAACGCCGCGCCAAAAATCCGCAAGGAGATTGGAAAGTATCTCTTGATGATTTAAAGATAGAAAATCCATCGAATAAAGAGTGGATGGATCAACGTGCTCAACAAGTTGGTATTAAACCTCGCACACAAGCTGAAGAAGGTGAAATGTTCCATCCAGATCATGATGCTGTACACGGCGCAATGTCGGACTCGGATTATAATCAACATCAAGAAATGCAACAAGATGCACGCGAAGCATTTAATGATGATGTAAGAGGGTACTTATCACAACATTATTCAGCTGATTCTAGATTTTCTGATGCTGAAGTTAGTGAAGTAGCCGCTGCCATGGGCTGTGATGAAGACCAAGTATGGCAGGCTATGGAGGATATGGATTTGTTAGATGGCAGTAATAGCGAACCCGGTGAAGGCGGTCCAGATAATTATATGGATGATGCCGATGCTCTAGCAAGTGCAGGACATGGATCGGATGAAGATTATGGCGATTATGGCGGCAATGATTTCGACGAAGGTGTTAGTATCGACGAACTTTTTGACCCGGAGCATATGGAGGAAGATCTAAACAATGGTTACAAAGGTACTAAGGCCGATGGCGAAGATTTCTTCCCTGATGGTGCAGATGGCCCTGTAGTAGATGGCGCCGGCCCATCGGGCGCACGCCAAGGCGATAATCCAGAACAGAAGAAATTACAAATAGCTGAAGTTCATAAAGAACTTGTTTATGGCTATAGAAATTATTTAAATGAGTCTGCTAAGGTAGAGTCAAAAAAAAAACTTAAAGAAAGTGCCCAGCCAACCGACGTAATCATTAATGATTACTATGGAGATTTTGAAACATCTTCTGATAGTATCGAATATAATAGTGATATTAGCGTAGGTGCTAAGGTATTAGATAAAACAGGTAACCCTATCGAATTAGGGTTAGACATTAAGATTGCAGCATCTTCCAGTGTAGAGTGGGAAGAAGACGAGAGTCCTACAGGCTGGAATTATAAGAGCGACCAACCCACTTATACCACAAGTGTTTACGCTAGTGCTGGTACGCCAGTTGTAGATTCTGTATCATTTGCTCATAATGAAGGTTTTTATATCAACGGCGATACATGTACCTTACAAGAAGTGCAGCAGCATGTTGATTCTTCCGTCCTTAAATACTTCCTAAATCCTGCATTATACGTAGGTCTAATGGGCCCTGCATTTGATAAAGAAGCAGAAAACATCGAACCACCTGAACCAGATTTTGACGAACCTG